CTTGTGCGGCATCGACAGGGTAGCGCCCCCGGTGCCGAGCGGGCCGCGAAAGGGGGAGGTCGTGACCTGCCGAATCTGCAAGCGGGCATGGAACGCCGACCCGGGGACGGTCTACTGCTCCTCGCTTCACGGGGTCTGTGGAATCTGCGCCACGCCACGGGCAACGTGCAAGTGCCTGCGGTCGCCGGTAGCGCAGCCCCCGCCGCCCCTCGCGCCGAAGTGCGAGAGGTGCGGGGGGACGGGGTTCCTGCCGTATGCGGCCAACCCGACCCCGTGCGCGTGCGGCGGGAGCGGCAAGACCGGGGGGACGACATGAAATGGACTAAGGAACAATCTGATAAACTTCGTCCCTACTTTCAGCTAGCCATTTTCCTATGTGGTCTGGTCATCCTTCTCAACGTAGCCATGCTGGCTATTCATATCGCTCGTATTCTGATGTAGTTACTGGTAGGATTTTTTCGCGGCGTTTTTCTTTCTGGACGCGGCGCTGGAGGCTCCGATGTGTGACCACGAAAAACACTACATGCATGAGAATAAGTGCCTGTTGTGTGAGGTGCTTAGACTTAAGCAGGAATTGAAAATCGCCAAATCAGGGCTTGTAATGTGCGAGCTTGAGTTGATGCACAAAGAGTCGGGGCCGCAATCAATTGCTACCAACAAGGTAGAGATCCCGTGAGAAAGCTCTGGAAGGTATCGTTCGACTTTGAGATGATCGTCGTCGCTGAAACTATGGACGACGCCGCATCCGTAGCTGAATCCCACGCTAGGGATGAGATTGAAAACGCGGGAGTCGGCCCCATCGAGGAACTGCAATCGATTGCAGAGATCCCGGTTGACTGGCTAGACTCCATTCCCTATGGGGAACTAGCAAACGACGATACTTGTTCCCAGATTCAGATGATGACTGAGGACGAGTGCATCGTTAACGGCACACCGATGGTTCCTAAATCTTGCCCCACCTGCGGGAAGAAGTGCCCCGGCGGCGCAACCTGTAAGTGCCCAGATATGAAATGCCCCTGTTGGCACAAACCCATTAGAGAACTCCTGTGAAACTCACTGAGATCGAGATCGAGACCGCGCTTGATAACGCCCTAGAGCTAGACCCTCTACAGGAGGCCGTGTTTCTTCGTACCCTCAGGAAGTACAAACTAGCAAGACTTAGACTCTGGTACATAAAGTTCCTATACGGTTGCACCACCGGACAGGCACTTTCCATCGTTTCCCGCATGGTGCAGAAACACACGTTCAATGAATCAAGCGCCATCAAGATTACAACAGAAGCGGCCTGACCTTTTTACTTCTTGCGTTTGGTGCGGAAAGCCGCTAAGAAAGATGGCTAACAACGCGCCGCCTAAAGACTGTAGAAACTGCAATAGTAAACAGAAGCCCTGTGACACTTGCGGTGGGCCGGTTGGTAGAACCATCAAGACCCCATGGTGCCGAAAATGCTGGGAATGACAAAACCTGCCAAGCCGAAAGAACTACATAAAGTTACCGTTCGCATCAAGGGACCGTTCGGACCCACGCGCCGCTACTTTCTAGCTACTATTCCAGGCCAAATAGTGAAGGCCGTGATCCCTTTAGACTCTCCAACTGGAGAGAGAATCAGAATTGCTCTAGGTTTGAACCTCGTCGGCTACTTCAATGCTACTGTTGACGAGAACGGACAATGCAACATGGACTTAACCAAGCAAAACACTACCGATTCTTGGTTATAATCCTTGACTCCGTTAGATAATTTCGCTACGGTAACACCATCAACGGTGCCCAACCAACGGAGTGATAATGGTGCATTTGTGTGTCCGCTGTTCGGCAAGCTCTCCAAGGCTTGCTCAGTCCAAGTGTAGTTCTTGCGGCGGTTATGTTTGCCGCGATCACCTAGTCAGAACCCCTGGAAAGAAGGGTGCAGTTTGTAAGGGTTGCACCGCAGAGAAGAATGAAGTGGGAGAGAAGAAGGCTGTTCTACAAATGTCGATCCATCACAAGATCGCCATTTCAACCGGATGTTAAAAAGGTAGGTACAAAGATGGCTCGTTTCCAGACCGAGACTGGTGATATCGTTTCTTTCGTCAAGCACGGCGTCAAGCACGACGTTAACAAGACGATTGAGGAGTACAAGAACTGGTTTGACAACAACGCTCCCGACACCATGAGCCGCCTCGCGGTTCGTGCAGCGGTGCAGATCGTGGAGGCCATGACGGATCGCCTTGCTGCGGTAGAGGCGAAGCTGGGGATCTCTCCCCCGGGTGCCGAGGATAAGCTCCTTCCCTCGCGGAAGAAGCCCGCCAAGAAGGTAGTGACGCGCCGCAAGTCGTCCTAACTAACCCAACAGCCCCGGGGGCTGCAATTGATTGCACGTTCCCCCGGGGCCGAGGCCCCAATGCCAGAGTACGGAAAAATTATGAGCGAGAATCCGCCGACTAAGGCGGCTAAAACTCTGTACCCGGCCAGTCAACTCAAGACGGTAGCTCGTATTTCTCTATTCGTAGCCGCGCTTATGGCGGTTCTAGTGATTCTCACCATTGTATTACCGGCCCGGTGATTTTCTGGGGCGTGCTGCACTTTTGTTTTGACAATTTTAGGGTGCTGCGGTAACGTGTTTTCGTTGACGGCGATTGCGGCACCCTCTCAATGGAGTGACTATGGCTATTCAATCTTTCGGTTTAGGTATTGAGGTATCCGAGACTTCTGCCACGGTTCTTGGTGGCAAGGGTGCGGGCCTCGTTTGGATGGACAAAAACGGGATCACCGTCCCCCCAGGCTTCATCATTCCTACGGATGTTTGCGTAGAGTACATGAAGAAGCCCAAGACGACGATGAAGGCCATCTCCAAGGACATCGAATCTTGGATGCTGCGGCTTAACGCTAAGTTCGGCTATATGCCGCTGGTTTCCGTTCGTTCCGGTGCGCGGGTTTCGATGCCTGGGATGATGGATACCATCCTTAACGTCGGTCTTGATGAAACCAACGCTGAGAAGTGGGTCGAACGCCTTGGTGAGAAGTGCGTACTCGATTCTCGTAAGCGACTGATCGAGATGTACGGCTCGGTGGTGCGCGGAATGCCCCGGCACAATTTCGAGGGCAAGGATTCTGCGGCGGCGCTCGACTACTACAAGACGTTCACCACAGACGAGGCGTTCCCCGACGCTCAGGGGCAGCTTCTCGGCGCTATCGAAGCGGTCTTTAAGTCTTGGAACAACGAACGCGCCAAGACATACCGCAAGCTGAACAACATCCCAAACGATTGGGGCACGGCTGTAGTCATTCAGTCGATGGTTTTCGGTAACTTCAACGACAAGTCTTGCACGGGCGTCCTCTTTACCCGCAACCCCGACTCTGGGGCCGACGAGGTTAAGGGCGAATTCCTCATTAACGCTCAGGGTGAGGATGTCGTTGCAGGAATCAGGACTCCGATGCCGCTCGCCAAAATGGAGGAGTGGAACGAGAAGGTAACCGACGAGCTTCTCGATACTGTCATCAAGCTTGAACTTCTCAAGCGCGATGTGCAGGATGTCGAATTCACGGTGCAGGATGGGAAACTCTACATCCTCCAGACCCGTAACGCGAAGCGTTCTGCTAGGGCGGCGGTGCGGATTGCGGTGGAGATGCATGAGGACAAGAACATCAACCTCACCTTGAAGGAACTGTTCCAGCGTGTCACCTTCAAGGACTACCTCAAGGCGCAGGGTGAAGTCATTGATCCTACTTTCAAGACGCCGCCCGCGCACGTAGGAATCCCGGCGTGCAGCGGCGTTGCAACCGGCAAGATCGTCCGTACTGCTGAAGAGGCCGTGAAGTCCAAGGTGCCGTGCATCCTTGTTACCAAGGAAACGACGCCCGACGATATCGCAGGAATGCACGCAGCCAAGGGCGTGCTGACCATGACCGGTGGGGCGACTTCTCACGCCGCAGTTGTTGCGCGGTCGATGAACAAGCCGTGCGTTGTCGGACTGTCCAAGGATATCCTAATCTTCAATGGGGATCTCACGATTACCATCGACGGAGGTACGGGCAGGGTGTGGAACGGTAAGGTACCGGTTATCTCCGGGGCCGCTGATCCTTGGGTTGCTAAACTGAACAAGTACCTGTCCGACTTCGCACAGGTGAAGGTGATCGGTGACAAGAACGCCGATCTCCTAGACGTTTCCGATGTTAGGGTTGATAGCATCGCGGCCCGCGTGAAGGAAGCCCTTACTACGAGGGACCATGTAATCGTTGACCTTCGCCCCGAGTACAACGGAGCAAGGGCCGCGTTTGAAGAGATGTTCGGGTCTACTACTGGGAACGAGGCAACCCGTGTATCTGCTCTGTCTCTGGGGTGTATCGGACTAAAGGGTAAGAAAATCCAGGTGTTGACCACTATTCCTAAGGATAAGCTGCCTGCTAACCTGCAATCGATTGCACAGGTGAAGACGGCAGAGGATCTCGTACTGGCAGAGGGTGATTTCCTCCTTGATGCTTCGGGTCCGTGGGTGGCGAAGTTGGCGGCGTGGAAGAAGCAAATCGAGGGTGCGAACATTCTAAGGCTGGGCGTTATTGAGCCGGGGGGATATGCTTCTCAGTCCCAGCTTGCACACGCCCTGCTTCGTCAGTAATATAGGAGAGACACCATGGCACTTAGTCTCGGCGTACGCGGCGGCAAGAAAGTACGGTTCATCGTCAAGGGCAAGTCACATATTATGACCGTGCTTGAGGTAGTTTCCCCCAGCAATGTTAGGGTTGCATTCGACGGTAGAGAGATCCTGATCACCGACCTTGAACGCGCAAAGCTAATGGATAATGTGTTCGTTAGTTGCGGCAAGGAAGAGGATTCGATTAAGGAAGGTTATACTCGACTAGCTTTCGAGGCACCCAGAGAGATCCGAATTGAGCGCATCCCTTAAATACGCACAATCGGTAGAGCCGATGTTACGCAGGACCGGGCTAGTTGATCGGCTCGATGATATTCTTGCCAAGTCGGCTATTGTCTCGCACCCGCGAGGGAATCGAAGATTTCATCATTGGATCTTCGATATCCGCGAGGGCAAAGTGATTCAAGTAACTGATCTGCGGTCGCAGTCGCCAGATGTTGATACCCGTGATTTCATTGTGTGGGAACAGTGTGAGTGCGTCGATAACTTTGAAGCTGTTGCAGACTGTAAAATTTGCTGTGGTCGCGGGGAAGTTAAACTGACACGACGATTACCTAAGCGGTAACGTCTAACAATGGAGTGAACATGCTGGGAAAGCTTGAATTGCCTGCCAAGAATGGCAGGAGGTACCTCATTTTCGGCGGGCCTTACCGTGAGCGTGCTACCGGTATGGTCGGGGTTAAGCTAGCAGAGGAAATCAACGCCCCCGCCGAGGTAGATATCCCTATCAGGGACTTCTCCATTCCCAAGGCCGAACCCCTGATTGCCGGGATGTCCAAGACCATGACGTACATGCTCCAGGGCAAGCCTATCTACGTCGGCTGCATGGGTGGGAAGGGACGTACCGGATTGTTCATGGCTGCCTTCGCCAAGCTCTGGGGGATCAAGGATCCGGTCAAGTTTGTGCGTAAGACCTACTATAACCACGCTGTTGAGACTGCCGAGCAAGAGAAATTCATCGCAAAGCTTGAGTTCCCCCTGTCTCTCAAGGCCAAGGTGATTATGCTCAAGTGGCGCGGCCTCGTAAGTAGGAGAATTTGCATTAATCCGCCTGATTTCATTAGAAATGTATCTTGATATTTCTGGGTAACGCTGCTATATTGACAATCGGTAATGCGGCGGCACCCACAATGGAGTGACAATAATGAAATTCACACCCAAGGGAACGATTAGGTCGTACCTCTCTATCCCCCAGGTTGTAGCCACGGATCTATCGGCGTTCCCGGTGCCCGAGGCTGCGGTCAGGGTCAAGCAGTATTGGAACTACATCGAAAGTAACTCGATGCTTGTTCACCCTGAGTTCGATGCGGTTAGCTTCTACGCATTGAACCATCTGGTGGCTATCATCCGTAGCAACTTCGATCAGGACGAAATCCTGCCCGATTGGGCGCAGAAGATCATGGGGGAATACGTCGTTGCCCTGTCTGACCAGGGTAAGCGCCTCTATGCATATATGTTGCTCATCATCACCAGGGAGTCACGGCACCTCAAGAACCCGGCGACGGCTCTAAAGAATGCACACCCTGCCCACAAATCTTTCCACAGTATGATCAAGGGCTCAGGCTCAATCGTTACGGCCAATAGCTTTTGCGCCAACCCCCCGGATCAGCCCCTTGGGAAGTACACTTCCGACGTAGTTCACCTGTTCAACCAGGGTAGTTTCAGCGGCGGATACGGCGGCAAGCCGTGGGGGAACATTGCGAATTGCGTATCCCAGATGGTGAACGGCAAGACCTCTATCGAAATGATGGTCGATAGTGCGTACTGCCTTGCCCACAACAATGGGCCGATGTTCAACAAGGGGATGCTCTACCATACGCATAGCACGACGCATCTAACCAAGATCCTTGACGTTCAGAGGTCGGGGCAGATTCCCGAGGCTGTGCTTAACAAGGAAGTCCCGTCCCAGTTCATCCCCCCAGGTATCCTTACTGCGGTTAAAACGATGAAGGCGAACTACCCGGAAGCCTTCGGGGATTACGTTGATTGGAATAAGGTCGAGGATCTGGGTGGCTATCACAAATACTCCGCTGAAAAGGCGGCTATGCCCAAGACGGCTCCCGCACCTATCAAGGCGGGCAACGGCAAGGTCTATGTACCCGGCGAACAGTTCTTCGTCATGCCCGGGGTTGCGGTTACTAAGCTGACTAGGAAGGCGGCGTAACATGGGGAAGAAGTTTTCAAAGGACACCGATTCCGGTTGGCTGAATTACCATGACAACGACGGGAAGTATAAGGCTCCGTCCGGACCCAGGTGCCATGTCAGCCATCCGGTAATCAAGATCGGCGGCGGCGAGCTTGTAGGTGCCTCTTGCTCTAACCCCCGTGAGGGATTCGATGTCTATATCGGATTAGACGGCTCGATGAATCTAGATGACGCCGCTTATCCTTGGGCCGAACACCGAAAGGAACACGTACACTACCCAATCACAGATATGAAGGCTCCGTCCGATCCGGAGTCATTCAAGAAGATGGTTGATTGGTTGTGCAATCAATTGCAGGAAGGGAAGAAGGTTCATGCCGGGTGCATCGGCGGGCACGGTAGGACGGGCACTCTCTTTGCTGCTATCGCTGCAAGGTTCGGTCACAAAGATTGCATTGCCTGGGCACGGGAGCACCATTGCAAAAAGGCGGTTGAATCCCAGTCCCAGATCGATTTCCTCGTCAAGCACTTCGGCGCACTACCCGCGAAGCCCACCAAGTCGTATACCTCTACCGCGCCGAGCACAGGTTTTTTAGGCACATCGATTCCGTCCTACAGTTCCTCAGTCGGTTCGGACGGAAAGACCCGTAAGACTTTTCAGCCAGCCCCGTCGAAAAAGTCAATCTGGGCAGCGTGATGCCCCGGGCTAATTTCAAGGATTTGACGGGGCTCCGATTCGGAAGACTCCTTGTTACTGGCCGGGGAGAAAATACTGCTGTAGGACAGGCCCGTTGGATCTGCTCCTGTGATTGTGGGAAAGAAACCTTAGTACACGGGTATTCATTGCGCGGAGGGCTAAGTAATTCTTGCGGATGTTTGCAGAGACTTAAGACTTCAACGGCCAATAAGACACATGGGCAGACTAAAACCTCTTTGTACCGAATCTGGGCTGGGATGTTTACCCGGTGCTATGACAAGAACCATAGAACTTACAAATGGTACGGGGGGCGAGGTATCACTGTTTGCCCACGTTGGAAGTCATTTGAGAATTTTTCTGCCGATATGGGGCCTAGGCCGGGTAACCTAACGTTAGACCGGATAAACAACGACGGAAATTACGAGTTAAGTAATTGTCGTTGGGCGTCTGTGAAGGAACAAAATACTAATAGGCGCCCGCGCAAACCAGCGGCGTATTACGCTGATTTACCTTGACTTCGCTGGGTGTATTTCGTATAAATGCACCATAACGGTTGCGCCCACAATGGAGTGATCACATGGCTATTTCGATGTCCCCCAAAGGTAACTTTGGGTTCTTCCAGAAAATTGGGGCTTTCGCCGTCGATTCGGCTGAAAAGCTTGTAACAACCCACGGGGCCACGGTCGAGGTGCAGTTCCAGGCCCTCAAGGTATCTCACGGCGTAAAGACTTGGATGCACCCGATGCCCGTCAACAGCACGGCGGTTATCAAGGGCATCGTTCCCGTCGAGATGCATGGTCAGCTTCGGCATGGGGTTGACCTGTTCCTTGCCAAGTGCCTGTCCACTATCGAGGGGAAGCCTGTATACGCCCCACCCCCCCCGTTGGCGGTTGATCTTGGGCTGGGGTATCCCCCGTTCTCCCCCGGTCCTACGCCTAAGTCCGTACTGCATTGGAATACCGATGGAGGACTACCCAAGGACAACACGGTACCTGCCGGTAAGAATCAATCGTTTAAGGAAATGATGGCAGAGGTCGATGTTGCGGCTGCGAAGGTTAAACTTACTGGCATTCCTGAATTCGGAGTGGCACAGGTTAACGCGGGGGATAATCCCTTGGGTATCGACATCACGGTTAACTCGCTAGCCAAAAACTACCCGGAGAAAATCCTAGCAGCCGCCGCGAAGCTGCCTCCTCCGATGTATTCGGGGACGGGGAACGCGATTGCCCTCAAGGATGCAACACTTCTTAACCAGCCCGTGCTCGGAAGCTCCCCCGGCTCTGTCTACAAGGTTATCGCTCTTGGGGAACGCATTAAGATGGCGGCGCGACTCAAGGGAACGCAGCTATCGGTTCGCGTCGAGGGACCGATTAACCTAGTAGAGAAGGTGGCGCTCGCGGAACTTGGGTTCCAGTATCACAGCGCCGGGGAATATATGTCGGAACACTTTGAACTGGGGACTGTCCCGGTAGAACGTGTGATGGGGTGCCTCTTCTTCCACGATAAGCTGAAGTTCGTCCATATCGTGCCGTCCCTCAAGGGGGTTATCTAATGGCTAAGGCCCGTTCTCTCCGGTACGAGGAACATCGCACCCACTACCTTAAGGACAAGGATAAGTACCTCGCACGGGCTAGGGTACGCAACAAGACGCACCCTGCAACCCCGGATGATTACCGGCGATGGAGGTACGGGATAACGGCTGAACAGTTTATGCAATTGATTGCACGGCAGGGTGGGAAGTGCGCCATCTGCCCTACTGATATTACCGGGCCAAAGGCCGCACACGTAGACCATTGCCACGCAACCAAAAAGGTGCGAGGCATTCTTTGCCTTGAGTGCAACACAGGATTAGGTAAATTCAAGGATAGTATCGAACTTCTTGCTAAGGCGATTGAATACCTTTCCCATGGAGGGGCTAATGGCAGCTAAACAACCCCAGATTGATTGCCGTTTTGGGGAGGCCAAGGTCGATGACCTCCTACCCCTCCCCTCCCCCTTCAAGTTCGGAGAAATCATTGGAAAACTCGTCAAAGTCCGCGACAACGGAAGGTTCCTCATCCACACCTACGACCTCTACGTCTTTGGGGCCTGGATCGGCCGCGCCGAAGCCAAGCAAGACGGCCCCGCCGTCGATTGGAGGGCAATTGATTAGCAACACCGCGTTAATCTACGCCGCAGTTGATGCCCTCCAGATCCCCCTTGAGGTAGGCTCCTCCACCATCGAAGGGAAGATCACCAAGATTGTTCAGGTCGGTCCCCTCAAGATGGCGTTCCCGATGCGGGTCAAGTCGGACTACGTTAGCGAACTAGGGGCGGGCCTATTCGTCCATATTCGGGGGCACCTCTGGGGGTACCTGATGATCGATGGGATGGATATCGAGATGGCCCTATTCAACGGTGGCACCAAGGACTTCCCTGATTTCCGTACCGGGGCAATGAAGACCACTATCTCCAAGCTTGAAAAGAAGATCATCGCTGACCTCGCGTTCGTGGACAACAAGTGGACGGTGCTTGAGCGTATCAAGGGGGGGTAATGCCGGTACTGACAATCTGGACTAAGGATCCGGCAACCAAGGTAATGGGGTCGATTGCTTCGGTTCTACCCCCAGATGTTAAATACAAGATAGTAAACGACCTGACCCGGCTCCCGGACGGCGAGCTTGTCCTTGCCATGGGCTCCCACACCCGGGACGCCCTTGAGGCGCATGGAAAGATCCGCAAGAAGTCCACCATTAACTCCCTGCGGAACCAAGTGCATCAGATGGGTAGCACCCGCCTGATCATTAGCTACTCCCCCGCCATCTACGAGGTCGATTACAGTCAATACATCGACCTCCTGTGCGATGTACGGCTTGCGGCGCGAATCGCTCTCACAGGGTCGCACGAGCCTGTAATCGGCACTTATGAATACGTGTCCGACTTCTCCGCAATGATCGCGGACATCGAGGAACAGTATTCCGTAACCGGTAAACCCGTGAAGGTGTGCTTCGACACCGAGACAATCGGTGCCGACCCCTTGGCATTGGCAGAAGGGGATCGTCCTGCGGCGCGGTTCGTAACGTGGCAGTTCAGCCACCGCGTAGGCTACTCAGCCATCAAGTATTTTAGTTCCAAGGAACACTACGATTCCGAACTAGATCGTTGCCTGTTCGAGCAACTGAAATTCCTGCTCACTTCCCCCAAGATCAGTCTGCGGCTTGCCAACGGGAAGTTTGATATGATGTGGGTATGGTTCCACGCCCGCAATCTGGAATGTACCAACTTCAAGTTCGACACCACCCTAGTCGGCTCCCTACTAGATGAAAATCGTTCAAACGCCCTGGATGTCCATGCCAAAATCTATACAGGTCTTGGCGGCTATTCCGATTTTGCTGATCGGACTTGGGATAAGAGCCGCATGGATCTTCGGTACCTTGAAGACCCCGACTACTTCAAGACCTACGCGGGCGGCGACACCGATGCAGGGCTTCAAGTTGCGGAGGCGATGACACCGCAGCTTCTCAAGAGTAAGAAGCTAACCGATTTCTACATTACCTGCGTCCATCCGGCAGCTAGGGCCTTTGAAGTAATCGAGCGCGGCGGCGTCTTCGTTGACAAAGAGGCGTACCGTGAACTAGAGGCCGACCTTCGTAACGAATTAGATAAGTTAATCGCGGAGGCGGTAGGCATACTCGGCGGGCGTCTGTACGCAAAGCATCGTGACCCCGATAGGCCCGGTGGCATCAATCTCACCAAGGCAAGCCTCCTAACGGATTTCATGTTTAGTCCCACCGGATTGAACATCAAGCCCCTTGAATTCACAGAGAAAGCCAAGAAGCCCAGCACTTCCCTCGACCACCTCCTAAAGTTCAAAGACCACCCTGAGGCCGGTCCCTTCGTCAGACTCCTAGACAGTTTCTCGTCTACCTCCAAAACCCTTAGTACGTACATCAAGGGGTTCCAGAAGCATCTCCGTTCAGACGGGAGATACCACCCTAGCTACTTCTTGTTCAAGGGTAACAAGGATGAAGGCGAAGGAGGCACAGTCACCGGGCGTCTGTCGGCGCGTGACCCCGCCATCCAAACTCTACCGAAGCATACCAAGTGGGGTAAAAGGCTGCGGCGAGTGTTCACCGCACCCCCCGGCTACCTCGTCCTTGAACGCGACTACTCACAGGGCGAACTGCGGGTCGTTGCTTGTCTCGCGGAAGAAACGGAAATGCTTGAGGCGTACCGCGCAGGCAAAGACCTTCACGTTAAAACCGGTGCCGGTCTTGTGGGCATGACTTACGAAGAGGTAAAGGCCCTAGAGACTACGGACCCGGATAAGTACGACAAGATCCGTACCCCCGCCAAGCCCGCCAACTTCGGCCTGCTCTACGGTCAGGGGTGGGAGGGCTTCCAGACTTACGCAGAACTGAACTACGGAGTGATCCTCACCAACCAGCAAGCCCAGGATATCCACAGGAAATTCTTTGAGATGTATCCCAAGCTGGTGGAATATCACCAATACTGCATTGCCCAGGTAACTCAGACCGGCAAGATCATGTCCCCGCTTGGGCGCGTGCGTAACCTCCCGCTCATCAAGAGCCCGCATCGAAATACTCGTTCAGATGCGGAACGTCAGGCCATCAATAGCCCGGTTCAGTCTACCCTGTCGGACATGATGATCTGGGCTCTGGGCATCGAACACGCGCAGGGTGGCTTCAAGGAATCTCCCGCGTTTGCCGTGATTCACGACGCAGCATATGACTATGTTCCTGAGGGGAACGTCGAAGCAATCGTCAAGCGTAAGCGCGACTTGATGGAGAACCTGCCTTTTGAGAAGCTAGGGTGGCAACCGCAGCTCAAGTTTATCGCGGATTGCAAGGTGGGAAAAAACATGGCGGATTTGTCCAAGGTAAAGCCATGATATGCCGACTATAGCCCAGGTGGTAGCCAGCCATATTAACTCGGGTAAGAATCCCGACATTCTCCCTATGGAGATCACGGTCCCTAACGGTACTATTGCGTATGTACCCGCGCATTGGAAGCCGAATAAGGACAATCCTTATATCGGCGTGTACGAGGCGGAATTTACCGCAACCGAGCATCTGCAAGGGCTAATAAGTGCCAGCATTATAAGCCCGCACTTTAGTATGAAACTGAACCTAACCCATCAAATAAACATGAGTCCCGGGGATAGCGTAGTGCTTAAATTCACTATCGACGGCGGGTAGCTGCAATCGATTGCAAAACCTCCGGTGGCCGGGTACACTACCCCTAGTTACCCACCACAAGAGGTTTGTCAATGCTTGAGTTGTCCCCGAAATTAGTCGAGTCCACTACCACGGACTCCACTAAACTATCCGCAGAGGATAGGGGTCTCCTAAAAAGTAAGAAATTTCGTGACGAGCACCCTGGGTATGCAGCCGCCGCTAGCAAGAAGTGGCGTGACAAAAGAATTTCTGAAGGTACGTTACCAAAGTACACGTACTCGCCAGAAAAACTAGCGGATAACGCCCGCAAACACCGGCACGGTATCTCCCGCGACGAGTTTCTAGCTAAACTTGCGGCGCAGGACTATAAGTGCCCGGTTTGCTCCAAGCCATTAGCAGAAACTAGCCCCGGGGATTCCGGTGCGTACTCCGCTCACGTAGACCATTGCCATATAACTGGCAAGCTCCGTGATCTCTTGTGCCGTAAGTGCAACCTCGGGCTAGGGCAGTTTCTTGATAATCCAGAATTACTGATCAAGGCCGCTGAGTATCTGCGGAAGTGGGGCGCGTAAGATGGCTGTCACGGTCAAGAAAACCCCCCCGAAGGAAGAGTCGAAAGTATCGTTCGTTAACAAGGTAATCCGTGGCGACACGTACCTTGTTATGGCCGACTCGGCTTACCAGCCTGAGGACGAATTCCTCGGCCTGTATTATACAACTAGCGACAAGTCAAAACTTCTGATCGAGCCTCCTTACGATCCGAAGAAGCTTATCGGCCTAGTTACCCAGAACAACGTTCTTAACCAGTGTATTACGGCGATGGAAGTCAACATCGACGGTACCGGGCATGAGCTTGTTCCCCACAAGAGCGACGCCAAGGTTGCGGACGGGGAGGCCGAGAAGATCAACGCCTTCTTGGACGAACCCTACCCCGGTCAGTCCCTAGTCACCCTCCGACGCGCCCTGCGGCGCGATATTGAGGGTGCAGGTTGGGGCGTGCTTGAGGTTCTCAGGTTCCTAGACGCGGGCCTTGCAGCTATCCGTAACGTACCTGTCTCCACGGTACGCTTCGTTAAGCTTGATCAGCCAGTACAGGTCAAGAAGAAGCTCACGCGCCAGGGTAAGGAGATTGAGATTACCCTGTGGGAACGGGAGCGCCGCTTCGCCCAGCGAGTAGGAGCAGGAGCAGGCGCGGTTAAGCTCAGGTTCTACAAGGAGTACGGTTGCACTCGCGTACTCCACCGGGATACTGGTGAATGGGAGACTCCTGCGGCCCCCGTCCCCCCAGATATGCGGGCGACTGAACTCCTTGTCTTTACCAAGGATCCAGATGTTAACACCCCCTACGGAATCCCTAGCTGGATCAACGAACTGCCATCCGTTCTTGGCTCCCGTAAGGCTGAAGAACACATCCTTGAGTTCTTCGACTCTGGTGGTATGCCCCCCGCCATTATCTTTATCGAGGGTGGAACTCTCGCCAAGGATATGTCCAACCAGCTTAAAGCCTATGTTTCGGGACAACTTAAGTCTCGTCATCGCGCCGCAATCGTGGAGGCACAGTCCTCGTCTGGAACTCTCGACTCCTCCGGTAAAGTCTCCGTAAAGGTGGAGAGGTTCGGAGCCGAATCTGTTAAGGATTCGATGTTCCAGAACTACGACAAGAACACCGAGGAGCATGTCCGGGTTGGGTTCCGTCTACCGCCCCTGTTCCTAGGCCGTTCTTCGGACTACAACTACGCCTCTGCCCAGGTGAGCTACATGCTTGCCGAGGCCCAGGTATTTGAGCCCGAGCGCAACGAGTTCGACGAAATCTTTAACCTGACCATCATGCGGGAGTTAGGGGCTAAGACCTGCTCCTTCCGCTCCAAGAAGATCACGCTCAAGAATGCCGAGGCGCAGATTGCGGCGCTGACTCTTGCGAAGGATGTCTCCAAGGGTCCAGGCTTCGTTGATGAAATCAACCGGGTCGCTGGCATCAATCTCGAATACCAGAAGCCCATCCTCCCCGTTGTTGCCCCGGGGTTATCTGCTCCCCGGGCTGACCGCAAACCCGGGGCGGTTAACGGCCCTAAACTGGGATCCGGTGGATCCCATGTCGCAACGCCTAAGGGCGTGAAGCGTGTGGTGCAGGGCGTTCCAGGCAAGAAGCCCAAGGTGAACGTCAAGAAGGCTGCTGAATTAGTTGACTCCTTCCTTGAGGCCGAGGGAATCGTTGAACCCTCGCGCCCGTACACCGAGGACGAGGTAGAGGGTATCCGCGAGGCTATCGACGCTTTACCGGAAGATGAGAAGGAGATGTTCGTGCAGCTTCTATCTCTTAACGCTGCCGAACTGATCCCCCCGGAAGAAGCCGTAGCCTAAATCCTGCAATCGATTGCAAGCGGACCCGAATACCCGTATTATTGTACGTGGCTATGGAACACAAGCTCGTCCGCAAAGCTGACAGCGAACAACGTCTAGTTTGGGGGGAGGTCTACGCCCCGAACCGTCCTGACGTTGATGGCGAGTATATGACCGCAGAGGCCGTCCAGAAGATGGCGCACGAATTCATGCGGCGCATGATTCAAGACCAAGTTGATATACAGCACGACAACGAGGTAGTGGATCAGGTCACCATCGTAGAGTCCTTCATCGCCCGTGCGGGCGACTCCGATTTCATTGAAGGCTCTTGGGTTGTCTGCTGCCACGTTAATGACGACGCCACCTGGGAAGCTATCAAGCGTGGCGACCTTAACGGCTTCTCTGTAGAAGCTCTTGTTAGGAAAGAAGCCACCTTAGTAGAGGTGGAAATCCCTGAGAATGTGACCGGTACTACCTCAGAAGTTGATGCCCACACCCATACCTTTTCTGTTCGGTTCGGGTTAGAGGGCTCCTTCTTGGGGGGGAATACCGACACGGTTAAGGGCCACAGCCACACCATCACGGCTGGCACGATTACCGACATTTCTAAGGGGCATCGCCATAGATTCTCCTCTGTAGACAACATCCAAATTATCGACCCGGCTGAAACGGACGCCGCAGACTAGATTCTAGTTGCGTATCATGTTAAAGATGGTAAAAGGCTGACTTGGACAAGACACGATGCGGGTAAAACTAGACCTCAAAAAGCTGAAGGACGCCGAGCCCAAATTCGTGTCGCTTGTGCGTCGTAGTGCCAACCAAATTCCTTTCCGAATCCAGAAGGCCGCAGGGGAAGACAACATGGGAATTGACCTAGCGGGACTGTCCAGGGTGATGAAGGGTGAAAAGCCCCCCAAGACTGCCCGCGTTGCCGCTCTTGTCGTTAAGAAGTCCGACGACATGGAGCCCGTCCTAAAGTCCATCACGGACAATGGCTATTCCGTTGATAAGCCTACGGAAAACGCCGATGGTACCATCCTTTTCGCGCAGGAGGACAACGCCGAGAAGGACGCCCGCCTCATCCGCATGAGCGAAGACCTCGTTCTAGTAATGAAGGGGTTTGAGCCGTGGGAGGCCGAGATTACTTCCTTCGCGGAGCAGGTAGGGCTTGAGGGCTACTACTCGGGCCTCTACACCGCGACCTCTGCTCTTAGCTCCCTCTTCGGAACCTGCGTACGTGAGGCTGAGACTCACGACGAAATGGTTAGCGCGGTGAAGAAGGCGCTCTCTGACTTCGACGCCTATGTCCTGGGTATCGCTCAGGCCATCCCGGCTTCTTGCTACCCTGTCGATGCTAGCCTTCAGCTAATCCAGAAGGCGGCTAAGACCGACGTTTGCAAAGAGTGCGGTGGCGGCATGAAGGACAAGCAGATGATGCACAAGGCTGGCTGTAAGACCAACGTAAAGAAGGATGAAACCGCTCCGGTTACGGAGCCTAACAAGGAGAATACCGTGGCCGAAGCTACTCCCGTTACCCCTGCTGTTGAGCCGAAGAAGGAGGAGGTCGTCAAGACCGATCCCCCTGCTCCGGTTGCCGAAGTAAAGACTGATCCCATGGCTCAGATCCTCGCCGCCATCAGCGGCGTGACCACCCAGCTTGAGGCAGTCGTCAAGGCCCAGGCTTCTCAGGGTGAGCGCATCGAGGCCGTCGCCAAGGAGCTTGGCGCGAAGGTTGCCGAGGTGGTTCAGAAGGCCGACGCCACCGAGGAGAAGCTCAAGACTGTGGTTCCGGCACCGGCTAAGGATGGCGACGAGCCCGCCAAGGTGACTGTTACCAAGGCGGAAGAGGAACTGGGTGCAGGTTATTGGGACTCGGCGCTTGCGCGCCGCCGCAAGTAGTGTAAACTAACTCTCAACAGCAACTCTTTTAGGAGATATAAATCATGGCTGGTAACAAGGAACTGATCCAGAAGGCCGACATCGCTCTTGGCGATCTCTCGTCCGGTGGTAAGCTCAACAACGAGCAGACCAACCGTTTTATCCGGCAGATCATCGACGCGCCGACGATCATCAATAGCGTCCGCACGGTGGCGATGACCGCCCCGACGATGAACATCAACAAGATCGGGTTCGGTAGCCGCATCCTCCGCGCTGCGGTTTCCAGCACCCCGCTGCTCAACACGTACACCACCGCGACCTCCGGTACTGGCCGAGTTAAGCCTGACATCAGCCAGGTTCAGCTCACCACGAAGGAAGTTATCGCGGAAATCCAGATCCCCTACGATGTGCTTGAGGACAACATCGAGGGCGGCAACGTCGCCGCTGGCCCGACCACCCCCGCTGGTGGCCTCCAGGGTACGCTGGTTGACCTGCTCGCAGAGCGTTCGGCGCTCGACCTTGAGGAGCTTATCGTCAAGGGTGACACCGCTTCCGGCACCGATGCGTACCTCGCCCTGATGGACGGGTACCTCAAGCAGATCACGGGTACGGGCAACGCGGGCGTGCTTGTTGACGCTGGCGCGGCCACCTTCTCGAAGGATGTCATCAAGGCTGGCGTCAAGGGGATGCCTGACCGCTTCCTCCGCGACCGCTCCTCGATGATCCACTTCGTTTCCGTGGACAACGAGACTGAGCTTCGTGACACCTACGGCAACCGTCAGACGGCGCTGGGCGACCAGCACGTTCAGGGCGCGATGCCCCTGTACGTGTTCGGCTCCAAGGTGCAGGGCGCAGCGATGATGCCCGCCGCTAACGGGCTCTACTGCAACCCGAATAACCTCATCTTCGGGATCCAGCGGAACGTGCAGATCGAGTACGACAAGGACATCCGCAGCCGCCTCTTCATCGTGGTTCTGACCTGCCGTGTGGCGGTCGCCATCGAGGAAGCCACGGCGGTCGTGAAGTACACAAACATCGGCTAGTCCCTGGTGTTTGACACCTGATTGATGGAAGAAAGGCGACCCGTAAAAAGGTCGCCTTTCTTCTTTGCAAAACAAATATAGATGCTGTTATAGTGCTTACTGTAAGGACGCCCTGCAATCAATTGCAGGACGCAAACCCGAACTAGGAGTTACAAATGGCCGTGAAGACCGCCGCAAAGGCTGCCGCTGAAGCGCCCACTTTCCAGATCGAACTGCACCCTTACGCCCGCATCGTTTGGCGGGGCGTCGTGTACGAGGAAGGCGTTGTCTACGATTGCGAGAGCAAGGAGCAGATGGAGGAGTTCCTCTCCTACCGTCTTGAAGGTATCAACGCTTTCCGCAAGTACGTAGAGCCCACCACCGAGCTAGTGCAGGTGAAGCCTACCCCGGTTCCCCGCGCCCGTGCGGTTGCTGGTTCGACCGCTGCCGTGACCCCCAAGGGCATGGAGATTGGTACCAAGGAGGAGGAGGCGGAACTCGGCCTCGACAAGCTTACTCCGGAAGGCTCGACCACCGAGGTTTAACCTCTTTCCCGAGGTGAGCGGTTATGATTCTGCTGGTTGAGGCGGGCGAGGTTGAAACGAGGATGGGGCTTAACTCGGTGCCTGAGGGGGCACCGACGTTAGGGTCAGCTATCACCGCCGCTCACCTTCGGGTGCAGTCTCTACTTGATACGAAGTTTGTTAAGGCTTCTTACGTAGACACCTTCTACGTTGACCGCAATAAAACCTGCGGAATCGTAATGGATGGGTATTTCCGCCTGCGACTTAAGAACGGGTTTCTGCGGGCGTCCCCTGTCCCAGTAGTGAAGTACGGGGATACCGCTACTGCCTGTGATACTGTTGCACCTGGGGCAGTCATTGATGCCGGTAAGGGCGTCGTATACCTCCCCGAAGACTACGAGACTGACTACATCACGGTTGCGTATGACTCCGGGTTCGAGACCAAGGATGATGCCCCGGACCCTCTTAAAGAGGCCATCCTTGCATATGTGCCTGTCGTACTAGAGTTCTCGGTGAACAGCACTTCGTCCAACAACAAGATCACCGACAGCAACAAGCGGGCGGCTATCCTGGCCCACGCCAATGATGTTATGGGGCCGCTCTCCCGTGGCATCGGATTCGCTATCGACCCGATCTTCTAATGCCTAAGGTCAGTTTATTCACGACCGTTGGCCCCTCCCTATTCGGAAAGTTTAGGCGGGCGCAGACAGCATTATCGGCTAGGGACTCAAGTTTTGATCCCGAATCCCGGCAGGTAGCTCGGCATCTGGTTGCACAGATCATAGATAGGATGAAGCGAGAGGTTACCCCCGAGGGTAAACCTTGGGTGGGTTCTCGCTTAAAGAAAGAGAACCGCAAGGGCCGCTTCAAGGACACGCGGCACAAGCTCCTGTTCATAACCGGTGCCCTGCGTAGTTCGGTTGCCGTGCGTGTTGACCCCGGCTCCGAGACTCGTTCCGCCTGGGAAATCTACGGAGACAAGTCAGTAGTACCTTACGCCCGCGTCCACCACTACGGGTATAAGGCTCCAGGGGCTAGCGGCGAGGGCATCCCCGCCCGCCCGTACCTGGGAGCTAACGAGGGCGATAAGGACTACATCCGCAGGTTATACACGAAGAAGATCATCGAAGCCCTGAAGGATATTAAATAATGGTACGCACAGCCTCTACGACCGTAGAATCTGTCGTGACATCCCTGCAATCGATTGCAGAGATTACCGACAAGGTATTTCCTGTCCTAACCCGCGAAGATATCGACGCTCTTGCGGATAAGATCCCCTTCCCTGCGGTGGGCGTCGTGTACGAGGGCATCCGCGCCAACGATAAAGTGCCGGGGGGTGCTGCTGGATGGATCGACATCGCTATCGTAGTCACTTACAAGGTAGAAGGTATCTTTGGTAAGCAGGTAGGTCAGACTTACCAAATGAAGGCTCTCAATCTGCTAGACTCTATTCGAGCGGTCATGTTTGCTACCCCCGGTCCTAACGGAAAGCGTTGGATGCTTGATTCCGAGCTATCCCCCGTCCAGATTGACAACATTACTCAGTGGGTTCAGAGGTGGTCGCTGAATGTTGTTCTAACCTAGCCCCCCGCTCTTGCTGTTCTTGTAGATTCAGCTAGAATGGTCGTTACCAGGGGTAACCTTAACAGGAGAGATAGACATGGCTGGTCTTTCAAACGTTCCGGGGTGGTTCGCTGAGTACAACAGCGTGCTCAAGAAGAGGATGAAGTTCGCGTCCCTGGCGGGGGCTGCCGCCAACACCAACATCGCGGTGGCTGGCGCGGCTGTCAAGGATACCCCCGTGCTCGCCTTCAACGTCACGGATGGAGTTCCGGCCACTTCGCTACCTAAGGTGACTTCTGCTGGGCAGATGCAGTTTACGTACATCACCACCGGCAAGACCATCATCGTCGGGTACTACGTCGGCTAATGGATCCTGTTGTGAAAGTTCTGACTCTCATGCCCGTCGAATACGGTAGGATGTATCATCCGGCGGGGGCTGTGGTCGAAGTTGAGCTAGACACAGCAACGTGGCTAGCTTATAGTGGCATAGTGGCTCTAATCCCAGCCTCCAAGGCTGATAACAAGGAGAACAAGTAATGGCTTATTTTTCTGGGCAGGGTAACGTCACGGTAGCTCCGCTCGTTGGTAACGAGGTTAAGCTCCCGCTTCTCGCGTCGTACGTTTCCGTTGGTAACGTGCCTGACTTCAAGGTCTCGCTGGCTACCACGGTTGCGGAGCACAAGGAGTCCACCTCGGGTAACCGCCTCACGGACGGCCGACTCATCAAGGAGAACAAGGCCACCGTGTCGATGACACTGGAGGATATGTCCATCGCCAACCTCACCCTGGCTCTGTACGGCGGCACCGTTACCACGGTGTCTGAGCCTACGACCCAGGTTGCGGCCCCCGCGCTGACTGCGGCCCCGGCGGTGTTCATGTTTACTGGCGCTCCCACGTACAAGGCGGTTCGCTTCGACGGCAAGAACACCGCGAACAGCAACTCCCGCGTGATCGTGGATCTCTTCAAGGTCATGTTCGACCCGCTCAAGACCCTGGACATCATTCAGGACGACTTCGCCAAGTGGCAGCTTGAGGGTTCGGCCATCTACTCGCAGTCGCTAGTTGCTGGCTCCGACGCCACCGTTCTCGGTGGATTCGGCCGCGTAATCGTTCTGTAATAACCCGTAGTACAACATAGGCGGTGACTGTCATGGAGGAAGTTAGGTCTGAAGTCTCTGGTGAATCCGCGCCGCAACCTTCTGTCGGGGGAAGAGATGCAACCCCCGCAGAGGTTGCGGCCATGTTTTTACCGGACGACTATGTTCCACCGGAGCAGGCGGCGAAGAAGCCTGAGCGCCCCGAAATCGGGCTGGAGATTTTCGGCCCCGAGATTGAAACCCTCAAGACCAGTATCGGGGATCTAGTTATCGGCCCAATGCGTATGGGTACGATTGCTGAATTCCTAAAGGTGGCAACGAAACTGCTCCCTGCCATCAAGGAGCAGTTGACCACCAGCGCAGAGATCAACATGACCACCGCTATGACCGCTGACCCGGAAGGGATGTTTGCGGCCGTGGCTATTGCATCTGGTACTACCCCGGAGAAACTCAAGGAGATGTATCCTGAGGAGTTCATCCGGGTAGCTACTAAGGTGATCGTGGTGAACGTGGATTTTTTCATCCGGGTTCTCCCGATGGCGCTCGGGATGGCCCAGGCAAACGTCGTAAGCGCACTTCAGCGGCTCCTATCGGCTGGAGTTACGCCGTCCAAAAACTGATTTCAAACGGACACACGCTATCAGAGATTAAAGAGTACACGTTCCGCCAGTTCAAATTCTTCCTAGAGGCCGTAGTAGTCGCTGAAAAGGAACGCAACTTGGCACTGTTAATGGTTACTCGGTACGCTTACCATGCCGAGGCCAAGGATCTGAAATCGTTCATCAAGGAGTTGTCCCGGTAAGACGCCCGCCCTTTGCAATCAATTGCAGACGGCGGGCGTTCCTGTATGATGTACCTGTGAGGGTAACCAATGGCTGACATCAAGATTCAAATCGTCGTAGAAAACGGTCAGGCCAAGGCTGTCCTCACGGATACAGAGCAATCCTTCCGTAATTTCACTAATACGGTAGGTACCGGCGGGCTCTCCTCAATCGAGACTATCTCGAACCTCGATTCGGAATTTGGGAAGTTAAACTCCTCTCTTGAATCTATTAAGGACATCGGCAAGGCGTTTGTCGGGCTTGAAATCATCAAGGCTGTCACCGTAGGGCTAGTCCAGGCGCAGATCGCAGTACAGCAGATCCACTTCTCTCTACTTGCTGCTACCGGTAGCGCGGCCGGTGCAGCTAACGAATTCCAGTTCTTAGCTAGCACGGCTAACCGATTAGGTATGAGCTTAGAGCGAACCGGTAACAGCTACGGTTCGTTCATGGTGTCTGCCAAGGCGGCAGGGGTTTCCCTCAAGAATACCCACGACCTGTTCCTTGCCACCTCAGAGGCGGCAACTGTATTCCACCTGTCGGGGGCTAGGCTTCATTCGGTCTTCTACGCCCTTGAGCAGATGATGTCGATGGGTGTTATCCGCACCCAGGAATTGAAGATCCAGTTAGGCCAGGCACTCCCCGGTGCCTACGAAAACTTTATGATGGCGGTGCAGGCCAGGGGGGAGGACTTCAACAAGTTACTGCTCGCTGGCAAACTTGACATGAAGACCTACGCTCCGGTACTGGGCGAGGCCATTCGTGCCTCGTTCCAGCAGAGCGACGTTTCCGCCGCCTCTGAGGGATTAAACGCCCAGCTAGGGCGGATGGAAACCGCTATCTTTGAATTCAAGCGCCAGATTTCCGGTGGGCTATTCAAGGACATGGCGGAAACAAGCGTCAAGTCTGCAACCGGCATGATGAATGCCATCAGCAGTATCTTGTCCGGGGATATTGATCCCAAGACCAATAAGCCTAAGCCGGGGGAAGGATTCGCCGCCGACGCAGCCGTGATGGGGATGCTGACCGCCGCATCTCTAGCCGCCTCTCATACCCTCAACTTAGTGTTCGACAGTCTCAAGAAGGTTACCGGTGCCCTTAACGAGCAGTTTGTATTCACTAAGGGCGCGGCTGATGCGGCGAATACAAAGGCTATAGCCGAGGCCGAAACTGCGGCTG